CACTGCTACAGTATGACCACAATCCTGTGACTAACATCGTTAATCACTCATATCTTGTGGGAACTGGATTTCTCACAGGAAACTCTAACTTTTTTAACCAACCGATTCGCATGACCTTTACCGGCTGTAATATCGTGGGTCATTATGCTCAACCCTATACACTTATACATAGAATGCCTGGCTCTCTCTCCTACAATCTGACGGGTGGCATTGACAATACGACAACAAGTATGGCAATGTATATGGCGTCAACAAATTCACTTTTTATATCAATCCAGAATCCGCTGATCTATTGATATTTTTAAGCTTTCTCATCAATAGAAGAATGTCATCAAGGGCAAAAACATTAGAAGACCTTGATATTGTGACTGTAACAACATTTAATACAAAAGGACCGTTAAATACACTTATCCCCCCATTTCATACACTTACATCGGATGGAAAGGGCGCAACCTACTGGTCTACGATCTCCTCACCGAATGCATTTGTCTCCGCCTTTACAACACTTGCAACCCCTGCAGGCACATATGTGGCGGATGCGAGCTCGAATCGTTTCACATTCAGGGAAGGAGAAGGAATTGGATTCACTGAGCTCCCTTTTCCAAACACGGTGTCTGTCTATGCGAAAGCCTTTAATAAGATTGATGTGCCTGGGCAAACTTCACTCACATCTCTTTCCTCGATTACCATGTCAAGTATGGGGATGGTATCCATTCAGAGCCAAAAACAAACCCTCTCCTATTCAATCAAGTATCCCAATTTTCAAGTGAGCAATGAAGCTCTTATGATAACAAATGAAAAACCCACTCTAACCTTTGCAGGTGTAGGCGGAATTCTATTAGATCTTTCTGCAAACTCCACAATTGAGATTGGAATCAGCAGCTTCACCAATGCCGATTATGTGGTGATGCAACAGACAGCTAGCACTCTCTCCACCTCTTTTCTTTCTTCTCTGAAAATTTTTACAACAAAAGGTCTTCTCTCTACACTCCAAGATTTTTCCACGAATATGGCAAATAACAATCTTTCGTCTGCTAACCTGTATATTTCGTCTATTGCAGCGTTTTCCACACAATCAACACTCATAAAACTCTTTAATCCTGAAACTCCCGCTCCAATCTATGGAGCCATTTCAACCTTTTCCACTTCGCTCGGCGTTCTATTACAAAAAGAGACGATCCTATCAACAACCAGTATTTTCAGTCAGCCCACCTATACCCTTAATAATGAAACAGTGAGCACCTTTTTAATTGGCCTGTCCAATAATTACTCGACAGCGAGCACAACCCTTTTTGAATTCAATGATTGTGTTAAGAAAATAGAGTATTTGAGTTCATTTGACGCGATTCGGTCTGGACAAGATACTTGCTATTCAAATGTTCTCTCTTCAATCGGTGATCCAATGAGCACGTTTTCTACAACCTTTACGTCAACCTTTACATCATTAACTAAGAATCGCAATCGCGCAAATATCTTTTCTACTGTCCCCTATACGCTCTATACACCGTTTCCTTGCACCCCTACTGCACTTGGCACAGGATTCACCATCCCCATTTCAACCTGCGAGGTCAATCTGTCCTCATTTAGAAAATATATTGACTCAAATTCTAAGATTTTCTTGAGTTATACCCCTAACTATTCCTTTTCCAATCTTTCCAATTACCAGATCAATGGAATGACATATTCTGCAAATTGCTATCCTATTGAAACAGCTCTCACATATGATACAAGCACAGTTACGACCTTTCTAGATTACACGGTTCTGAACACAAGTTCGATTGCAGGTGCACCAACAAATACACGAGGATCCTTCACACGAAGCTATACAAATCCCATTAAGTTTCAGATTGATACTACCTACTATTTATCACATTACCGAAAATCGTATAGTATAACTCACACACACTCAAATATAGTGTTCTGGAAAAACTCCATGGCTCCCTATAATCCGCTAGGAGGCGCCGTCGCCCCCTACAATATCTATGCTTCTAATTGCCAACTTGGCCCTATTCTGCTGTCTGAAACCTATTGGAGAAACTACATGCCCTCTACGAATGGCTTATTTATTACAATTAATAATGCGATTCTCTAAGAAGGTAATTTCTAGCGCCACCAATAGATGGCATCAAGTCGCCGCACATTAGATGTGGATATACTTACGCTCCGCCAAGTCAATATTCGCGGACCCAATAATAGCATAATACCATCTACATCTGTCCTTGTCAGCGACGGTAAAGGTGGGACATATTGGTCCCCCGTCAGCACAATCGGCTCCTATCCATCCTTCAACCAACTCGCATTTAACTCCAATATTTACACAGCCACACCTGGCTCCACGATTTTTACCCTCAGTAGCGGCACAGGAATTGGCTTCGTGGGTTCCGGATCAAATAATGTGAATTCTATTTACACAAAGGCATTTCAGACATTCGCGGTGAATGGCCAGTCATCCATCACCGCCTACACTGGAAATACTCTTACTCCCACTGTCACCTTTTCATCCATAGGGGGCCTGACAATAAAGACAGATCCTGCTAGTAACATCCTCTATTTTGATGGAGGCATTAAATCTATTCGCGTCCTTTCAAACAGTTCCTCTCCAACACAGATAGGATCTCTTCCTATCACCTTGTCTCTTTCCACGGTAAAGTTTGCAGGACTTGGCGATATCTATCTGCAAACAGTCCCCATTTCAAACACTGTCAATATTGGAATCAATGGATTCACAGCCTCTGGCTATAAAGATCTACAGTATACTATTTTGAATTTTGATTCTACTGTCTACAGCACGGTGAGCAGTCTCTATACACTGAAGACAGACTTCTCTACAGGTATTGAATCTCTTTCTTCTGGAACAGCCATTCAATACCAGGCACTCAGCACGTTTACTTTTAGTAATATCTCAACCCTTTCATCTGCCAGAATCCATGATCTGTCCACTGTTTCGTGTATAAATGGACAGGGTATTTCAACCGTTTCAACGAACGCCTATCAGTGGATCTCCAGCCTCTCCTCCTATTTCTACCAGGTCAATCAATCTACTTTATCCACGTTTATCTATGGACAGCTAGGCAGCACAACAGTTGGATTCACTTCGAATATGGGTTATCAAATGAGTAGCCTCTATAGCACTCTCAGAGTCTATGGAAGTAGTTTACTCTTGACCGAGTTTCTGAGCACAACCAGTTCATTTATCAATTACAATAATTCTATCCAATTTTCCTCCTTTTCAACGACGCAGAGTGCACTTTCTACAATGTCAACCACTATGACATCCACCTTTTTTAGTAAGCTACTCCCTAAATATAATCTTATTTCTTCCATTGGTTACACGGGTAATCATGGTGATCACATCCCCTTTACATATAACACCGTAACAGGCGCATTTACCACGAGCACTGCCACTCTATCTTTTAAAGGCGTGGTAAGCAGTATTCGGACAGCAAACACTGATATGTATATTGAATATAACCCCGTTTTGCTTCTACCCATGGCGTGTAATTGGTTTATCCCTGCTCAGACCCTGTATACAGGTATAAAATATGAAGATGGAACTGTAATGGATTCTGCAGTGTTCCAAGACACATTTCAAATGGACCAATTTGCCCCCTCTGCTGGAGCCAGTGCACTCCTTTCAAATCTCTATTCAAAGCCTATGAAGCTGAGGCTTGACACTAACTTTATCTTGCAGAATGGTGGAGGCATCTATACAATTTATCACTATTCAGATACTCTTGCTTCCAATATTTATCATCTCGGCACTCAATCAAATAGCACTCTTCACATTAGAACCTCTCTAAAAAATTCGTTATTCTTAAATCTTTTTACTAATGATTAAGGTAACGTCGTGACTTTAATTTAACGAAGCTTTAGCTTCGTTAAATTAAATGTCAAACGACTAATAACCCGTCATACCTTATTTTTAAGGAAGCTCTCCGAGCTTCCTTAAAAATAAGTATAGACGGTAGATGTCGTCGAGTGCTCGCAGATCATTTGATACTGACAATATAACTCTTCGCAGTGTCTATGCGAAAGGTCTCTCTAATACTAATATACCCAGCACCCTTGCGCTTACGGCAGATGGACGTGGCGGAACTCGCTGGACCCATCCCAGCTCACTCGGTGTCTATTGCCTTAATTATATTTCAACAGACGTTTCTCTGATTTCATGGGATCTCTCCCAGAACAATATTATGTATCTGACGGGTGGTCAGGGTGCAGGTATACAGAGCAGTGTCAGAAAGACAGAGGCCATTGTCTATGCAAAGGCGTATCAGGCTTTTCATGATGTGAACAGCGGGAGCAATATGAGAGTTCTTGATGGGCCTCCTGGAGTCCTATATTCCACGATCAATCTGTCAACAACCAGTTGGCAGATTTATCCTACACTATGCACGACCCAGCAAATGATCTATCTCAATACAAATCCCACCAAATTCTTGATTAATTCTAATGTTCCTACCATAGATCCTTCCATTATTGAGGATCAATACGAGGAACTAAATATAGACAATGTGAATTCCACTATCCGATTCCTCGGTGTTCGCGATGTCCATCTATCTACGATTAATGGTGACCAGAAATCCGTCTTTTTCAGTATCAGCACATTTACAAGTGAAGGCTATTTAACTCTATCAGGAGAGGTTTCGTCCTTAACTGCAATGTCAACGTCAATGCCCTACCACTATCGTGATATGATTACATTAACACCGTCAAATTCTCTCTTCAGAACAGACGGCATACCAGCAGCTCTATCAACACCTTATAATGGCATTTTTACTCTCAAATATGCAGGGATTAACCCTCCCACCGATTCTAACTTTAACTTTACAAGCAGCATAGGATGGCCTTATAAGCCACGTGGCCTTTCAGGATCGAATGTAATTTCTACATTTATGTCAACTGTAGTGACAGATATTGAACGCGACTATACTGTTTCTGTTGTGGAAAGCGATTTGGGTGTCTATTCTGGAGATGCATTCATTAGTAGTTTGACATTCAATATGAGCCCCTATTCTACTATTATCAAGAGAAACGTGAATGCATCTATTGTTCTCAATTACACGCCCAGCTTCCTTTTAACGCCGAATAGCACAATCACAGGGCTATCGCAAAATGTGCTCTTTGGTTTCTCCACGTTCTTAAACTATGGTGATACAACAGTGCCTGGAACAACTGTGGAGGATCTATTTATAGCTCCTAGTCAATATCCTATTCAAAATCCATTACTCGGTAGACTCCAAATTAATATCCCTTCTACATTTGTTGCAACGAACTGGACATCAAATTACACTGTGAATCATTATTTTCCCAGCTGCATAGGGGGCTACTCGAACTCCGTTGCCAATTCGTGGCCTGCAACCTCTTATAACTATGTCCGCGCTGGTCTCTCCTCGGCTCAGATCACCTCTTATTCATCAAAATACAATACCGCCTATATGACAATTATTGGCGAATAGGCCATCCCTCCCTCTTTCCCAACTCTACAGCCCACGCCTCCAGCTTGCCCCCTACAACTGCAGTAGGACGATACGGCCACGGACTCATATACACAGCATTGGGATGCTTGTGTGCACGCGTCCACGCCAAATGCTTTTCACCTGCCGACATCATCCACCGTTTGAAATATCCCTGTCCTCTTGAATTCTCGGCATAATTGGCGCGAATCTCGGCAATCCGCCTCTCCTCTGCAGATAAAGACACAGGATAATCCTTTTCAAACTGCTCCGTTAGGTTAGTGAACCACTTCTTCAAGGCACTGGCACGCCAAACGGTCATCTGGAACACGAAAAGATACTCATCAAACTTCGGATCCAGTTCTTGCCAGTAGAGCCCATACTGCTCATCTGCTGGAGCAGGACCAGGGCACGGCATCCAACGGATACTCTGCACGTTACGATCCTTTTCTAGAATGGCAAAGGCCTGATCAATAATCTTATAATCAATGAAGCGCTCTAAGAGAAAATCCTCTTGTGCAGGGATCACGTAGTCGTAGCTAGGAAGACGACGAAGGGCTGCCTCTCGTGACTTGAGAAATCCAGATTCACTCGGTAGGAGTTCTAGAATCTTGACCCCTTCCCTCTTCATATCGTTAATCACATAGTGATTGGGCTCTTCCGTGGCAATCCAGAGATCCCAGTCGAGGCCAGGTGCATATCTATGTATTAACCCAATATGGAGGGGTAATAAATAGAAGTATTTAGGGGTCGTATTAATCAGATACGCAACCTTCATCTAGAGTCTAGGGTGGCTTTTCTTTAATTGATCACAAGCCAGGAAAAGGCCTGTGAGTCAGTGCCTGAACTCGTTACTGTAAATTGATTAGCACCAGTTATGTTAGCACGAAGAGTGTTAGCACCTGTGCCTGTAATAAAAATAAGAGAATGCTTCGTGGAAGAATTAGACGTGCATGCAGTTGTGTTAACAACTACAGATGTATTTGCATTGAACACTCCAGTTCCCACAGAAGCTGATCCCGCATTCACTGTTCCAGAAGTTGCCTGGTCATAGAACGGTGACACGTGGAGATATCTTGCCGTTAATGTGCCAGAGAGATCCACGTTGCCAGTTACATTCACGTTACCATCTACATTCACGTGGCCATCCAGAACATTCACGTCGCCACCCGTGCTCGTTACCGTGCCAGAGAGATCAATGTTACCATTAACATTCACGTTACCACCCAGCACAGTTACATCACCATACTTTGTGATGATGTCACCGTTCGTGTAGATCGGCATGCCGTTATCCTTCAGGTCGCCGACAGGGTCCACGCCGCGCTGCTGGAAATACGGCTTATCCGTGGAGTAGACCGTGAAGACCGCCGCATTCGGGTCGATGAAGCCCGTGAGGCCACTGACCGCGTCGTAGACGGAGACCATGGGCGTCTCGACGCCAGCATTGACATCAGGGAAGATCTTCTTGCCCGTCTCAGCAAGGAGACGGCCGACGGGGCAGTTGAGCGCCGTGGCACCCGCGACAACGGCGAGGGTGCCGACCGTCTGGAGCTGGGCATTCACGGAGACCGTGTAGCTGAAGAGCTGGGTGTTGAACGGGTTCACGGAGACATAGCTGCGGAGGGACACATCCTTGCGCTGACCGTAGGTGGAGGACATCCTATATTAATAGGTGAGACTTAAATCTGGCGCACCTTTCTTAAGGAGTATGTGGGGGAAACATCCCAAAACAGGAAAGCCCATCCGTATTCTACAGACTGAGACGTGTATCAGCCGTGATAGGAAGACAATTGCATGGGTTCCTGCTCAACAAATAGAAGAGGCAGCATGGGAGCGATGGGATGTTGGCTCTATTGGCCTTAAGAATCTGACAAAGAAGACAGATGTTCTGATTCTCTGCGATCCCGTCGAGCTGGCAGAGAATGTTGCATGGTTTCGGACAGGCCAGTGGCAGCCTTATTCTATGATTTTGACAAGCAAGGAGGTTCTTGATATACTAGGTGAGGAAGAACTCAAGGAACTCGGCATTGGGAATATGATTTGCTTGGAGGAGGTGCATGAGCTGTATCCTTTTGTTTGTGCTGGCCCTAGCCCTAGCACAAACGATGCTGGCCCTAGCCCTAGCACAAACGATGCTGGCCCTGGCCCTAGCACAAGCACAGGAGGAAAGTGGGACGGCACCGCAGAAGATGCGGCTCTTCTCGCCTCTCTTCTTCTTCGCAAGTATCGTGCTCTTGGCCTTACCTCAAACAATGGACGCAATATTAAGGTAGAGCCCCTCACTCCTCCTCCCCAACTCTGGATGATCACCCAGTTTTTCAAGGCCAAGAAGGCGGACCGCATGGCAGAAATTACAACGTGTCTGGCAAAGAATCTTCTCTGTCCCTACGTGGATAAGACGATTCTATTGACCGAAGAGGATATGACCTCTCATATCCCACCTGTGAGCCCTGAAAAGGTTCTTCAGGAAGTGGTCAAGAAGCGTCTCACGTATGCGATGGTTATCAAGTGGATAGCAGAGAAGGCACCTTCTGGAACAATCTGTGTGTTTGCAAATTCAGATATTTATCTGGATAACACCTGGTCAGCTGTCTGGTCCACGAAGCTAGAAGGTCGCTTCCTCTCTCTTCTCCGTTATGAGGCAGTCACTGGGGTTCCTGACGAGGAGCACCAGTTGTTCGGTCCTCGCCCTGACAGCCAGGATACGTGGGTTATTCTATCAGACAGTGTAAAGGCAAAGACATGGAAATACGAGGATCTGGACTTTCCGTTTGGCAAGGCCGGTTGCGACAATGCGATCAATATGGAGATGCTCCGCGCTGGCTTTCTTGTAACGAATCCAGCTCTCACTATCAAGACACACCATATTCACGTATCTCCTCTTCGCACTTATGACAAGACAGACATTGTGGACAAGAACATGTATTTCTATATTAAGCCGACGGGTCTTCATGACATGAATCCTCTATTCATGCCACCCCCTACTCATACTCTTCCAGTTGCCTCGTTCTCTCGTCCTGTTCGCGGTCCTATTCAGAACCATCTGCGCACCTTCTGCACGATGGTATCCAAGGCTGATGATCAAATCTTCACATATGGTTCAGACAATAAGTATACTGCGACGGAGCCTATAAAGATTTATGAAAATACTGGTGTTTTCCAGACAAATACAGGCCTCGCCTACACGTATGATAGCATCTACGTTGGAAAGTCCAAGGCGGCAGCAGATGCGTGGAACAAGTCGACTGTCAGTAAGCTCCGTCCCTCTCTACCAGTAGAAATTGGCCTCATCGCTCCTCTTCCTGACACGTTTATGAGAAACCCTCTCAACTTTATTCTCAGATACATTTCCAATATCCTGATTCTCAGAGAAAAGGCGGGAGGAAAGGGTGAGTTCTGGCTACCGCGCAGCAAGCCATTTATGGATGCGATCCAGATTTTTAATTGGGGGCAGAAGGAGGTGCCTGTAATTCCTCGTGATGAAGGTGTCCAGACCTATTGTGAAAAGGCCTATATCATGCTACCAACCGATAACAATCTGATTAGCAGAGAACAGATTACTCTTCTTCGCAGGCATTTGATCGTAAGAAAGGAAGGTGGTGCCTCGCATTGGCTATCAGAAAAAGAGAAGGAAAAGAGGACAGTTGTCTTTTTTGATGAGACTTACTGCAATCGCGAGTTTATTCGCAAGATCGAGGGCAATTACAATGTGGATGTAATATGGCCTGAGAATACCTCCATTGAGACTTTAGTGGCAAAGCTAAGTGGCGCCTACAGGCTCATCGCCGCATCCGCAAACATGGGTTGGTCGTGGATCCTTCCTACTGGTTCCACAGTGATTGAGATTCAGAATGAGATGATGCCGAATGCTGAGGGTCTCCACTTGGCCTGTGCATCGGAGCTTGTGCACCTCTTGATTCTCGCACCCAAGGGCCAGGTTACGGAGAATGTGCGCAACATTCTTGTGGAGCAGATTCTGACGCCTGTTCCTTCAGCGATAGATACAAATCTTCCTCTTTTAATCATCCCTAAGAAGCCTGTTAGCGATTTCTATTACCACAGCGGAGATAGCTTCAGAGAGATGGCAGTCATGTGGGCTGAAAAGGGGTATGTGCGGATCATCGAGGACTCGCATGCGCACCATGTCTGGCTTCACGGAATAGGCAATACGCTCTTATACGATCGGCCGACGTATAAGTGGCTTGAAAATGCTCCTCCAGAGGAACGGCGCTTTGTGAAGGCTCTCTTTGGTAATCCCGCACCTGTCCTAGGAGGAAAGGCGTGGAGTTTCTGGCCTCGCCGTCCTGCCTTGGTCGAGGAGCTGGCCCCCAAGGCCACGGCCACGTGGTCAGAGCGGTTGCAGCGTCTTGTTTTCTATGGACGAACTGAGAACGATACGCAGAGAAAGCACAGGCCTATCGAATGGTTAAATGCCTGCTCGGCATTCTCTATGCCCGATGGGCTTGCCAAATATCCTTATACGCAGCGTGAGTATCTGGAGAAGCTGGGGCAAGCCAAGTTTGGCCTCTGTCTTCCAGGATTCGGTCTCAAGTGTCATCGCGAGGTTGAGTGTATGGCGATGGGGTGTGTGCCGATCGTGAGCCCTGGTGTAGACATTAGTGGATACGCGAATCCGCCTGTAGAGGGTGTGCACTACTTCAAGGCTGAGACACCAGAGGATGCGCAGCGCCTTTCCGAGGAGACAGATGAGGCTACGTGGATCAAGATGTCTGAGGCGTGTAAGGCGTGGTGGCTCGCGAACAGCAGCTGCGATGGAATGTGGGCTCTGACACAGTCGCTTTTAAAATAAGTATAGACAGTAGATGGACGCCTTTTTAAGGGGATTTCTTGAACCAGATGCAGGTATAAAAAAACCTGCGGCTCCGCCTGCACCTGCTCCACCGGCACCTGTTAATAAAGATCCCTTTGCAAACCTAGTTGCCAATTTAGGCGTAAAAAATTCTCCTCTTCCCACATTACAAGTAAAAGATAGTTGGGATTCGGCTAAGGCATCTGAGTTTCTTATAACATCGGCTGACATGAGAGACTTGACAGGAAATGTAGAATTCGGCGTTTATGCAATGAGTAATCTTATAAAAAATAAGATTACACCATTATCAGAACTTGTTGATAGAAATTTTATTGTAGATGCGAGTAAATACCCCACAGTTTATATCACAAGTGATATTCATTCAGATGTAAGAAAGTTTATACAAATGCTCCAAGGGGCTGGGCTTCTAGACTTAGGAAGTCTAAATGATATTTACAAGCTTGATACTATCTATAATCCAGCCCTTTTTGATCAGATTGAATGGACAGGAGGGGCTGGAACACTTCTTGTTATTGTTGGAGACTTGGTCGATGGAAAGAGGATTAATAAAACACATATAAATGATCCAAAGGGCTCGTTTGAATTTTTATTGCACACACTTCTTTATAACTTGAAGATTAAAGCATTAAATGCGGGCTCTGATGTAAGGTTTACAATTGGAAATCATGACTTTGATACAATTATAGGAGATAAACAAGGATCTCTATATACTAGTTATGTAACAGATGAAGCAAAAATTTTTTTTAATAAAAATTATAACACTAGGCGAAATGCCCTTCTGCCTTTTTACAAGATATCCCCTTTTTATCTGCTTTCAATTGAACTTGGAGGTATAAGACAAGTGCTATGTGTTCACGGTGGATTACACAGTATAACCGAGAATTATTCAGGAAAACTAGATGTTATAGATTATACCGAGATCATTAGGAATCTTCAAGAAGAGGTATCAGGAACCTTCACACCAGGAGGCGCTGAAAACTTCTTTCCAGATAAAGCAACGACCCTCTTTCCAAATCCACAACTAAGAGAACAGCCTGGGCCTCTATGGAGCCGCTCCTACGCCCAGTCTATTTCTGATAAACACTGTGCTGAAATTGCGAAAACTGGCTATAAGTTAGTTGTAGTTGGCCATTGTCCAACAAATAGCGGATTTTCTCGCACGGAAGCAGTCATGTCAGGTGATAAAGTAGCATATGCGGAATGTGAACATTCATCTTATGCTCCAGTGGGAGATGGATGTGTCATTTTAGATTGTATTCATTCCAATAGAAAGCCTAAACTTGCATTTGTAGACGTTGCTTTATCTTATGGTTTTAGAAGTCAAGGTCAAATTGATGAGATGGGGAGTAGATCAAGATATCCTGATAGCAACGAGTTAAGAACAGTTGAGATACTTAAGCTGACAAATGTTAATACATCTGATTTTACTATTGAGAGAAAAAAGGTTGTAGTGGACGTTGCATCATTAACGCCAACAATGGCAGGCGGTCGATCCAGGTCTAAACGGACACAGCGTAGGTCTAACAAGAATGCAAGTAGGAAACGGCGGGTCCGTGGAACTCTTAGAAGTCTTCGGAAACGATCTCACAGTCGTCAACGCCGCTAGAGTGAGCTTCCATAAGATTGCAACTGTAATGGAGACAAAAGATGAGAAGCTCATCTCGTATCTGGCTAAGCATAACCACAACAGTCCCTTTTTCCACCCGCAGGCGCGTTTTCGTCTGAAGATGCCGATCTTTGTTGCGCGCGAGTGGTTTCGCCACACGGTCGGCTTTTCGCGCAATGAGGTGAGCCGCCGCTATGTAGATGATGAGCCCGAGTGCTGGGTTCCCACGGAGCTAAGGGCTCGTGACGCGAATAAGAAGCAGGGCTCCAAGGATGAGCTGATTCCCACAAATTCTGTGGTTGTCAAGCAGATCCAGAACTTCACCGATGGGGCAGTATCCTTCTACAACTTCCTTCTGAAGGAGGGGGTTGCGCCTGAGATTGCGCGGGCCGTTCTACCGCAGTCCATGTATACCGAGTTCATTGAGACGGCATCTCTGGCGGCCTATGCGCGTCTCTGTGGCCTGCGCCTCGATCCCCACGCACAAAAAGAAATTCGTGAGTTTGCAGGGGCAGTTGCGGAGCAGATGGAGAAGGCGTTTCCTGTTTCTTGGAAAGCTCTTACTCAGCATCTGAATCAGGAATAGAGGTGATAACTAGTTCCTTGACAGAGTCCCAGCGACCCACATATTTTCCAGTTGATGGCTCATAGAGCTTCTTCTTGCCTGAATCATAATAATATTGCTTGCCATTCAGTTCCTTCTTAATGACCTGAACGACATGCACTTCCTCGGGCTCAATGGGCTCCTCTTGAACGACGGCGACTGGCTGGGTTACCTCGGCCTTCTTAGCCTCTGGTTCCTTTTTAGCCTTTGGTACCCTCTTCTTCTTTTCTGTTGGCACTGTTGCAGGTGGCTCTGGTAAAGGCGCATTACTTAGCACTTCCATTGCAGTTCCCTGAACCGCTTTCTTAACTCTTCCCATATCTTCTGGAGATATCGTATTTCCAGCTTTAACCTTCTCATAGAACCACTGACTACCCCACATACGACTCTTCAGAGCACCAAAATCCTTAACAGCCTCATCAATGGTTCCCCACCAAATCGGGGGATGATTTCCAATATTCTTATCAGGCTTTGGTTTATTGCGCTTTTTAGCGCATTTACCACAGACTTTATCTCCCTGTATTGCCTTTCCTTCACACCGAAGAGGAAAGTGGATCTTGGGTCCATTAATGAAATGAAACATCTGATCATCTTTCACACGCCACGCAGCGCATTGTGTAGCCATTCTGGTAACCAACCTATTACCAGTCGCAACCGTCAAATTTGAAGGGTCAGCCTACCCCAACTCCAGTAGGAAAAATGACTAACCTTTTCACTATGGAGTCTATGCTTGGAACAGCTCTATTCTATCTCAGTTTTACACGGTTTATGAATGGACAGCCTCTTCTTGGATCTATCATTCTATTCTCTGCAGTTATCAACTACTTTGTAATGTATGTAAAGAGGATAGAGCGCCTTCGCCTTGACTCTACAGGAGTAGAGCTTGAGGAACTTCCTCAAGAGCAGGAAGAGGAGCAAGAGGAGGAGCAGGAGCAGGAGCAGGACCAAGAAGAGGAAGAGGATGTAGAGCCCCCTTCTGTAGAAGAGGGTGAGCTAGCAGATAATGAGACTGAGCCTATCAAGGAGGAGACCCCTACTCAACCTGAGACCGAGTTTATCGAGTGCTCCCAGTGTGGCACATTTATTGAGTCTGATCTTGCTGGAATGTGCAATGGCTGTATGAAGGCCGTCTATTGTGATGAGAACTGCCAGCGCACTCATTGGAAGAGTGGGCACAAGGAGGAGTGCAAGTCGATGCGGAAGCGCAAGCGTGAGCGTGAGATTATCTAATTAGTAGAGTGCTGACGCGCTGACGCGCTAAAGCGCTAATATAGCGCTAAAGCGCGAGCAGAAGGATCGGTCACACCAGGTGACCAGCGCGGCATCCAGAAGTGCGGTAGAATAGAAGACGCTGTCTTTCCAAAATTAGCTTCAAAATGAAAACGATAATAATACTGTTCAGCCGTGACAGGTGTCAAATTCGGATATGCATGAGGCGCCCTCTCCTCCCATCCATCAGGAACAATCGTCTCCGCGTAGTCCTTCACGACCTCAGACCAACTTTTTTCAGTTGCGCTCACGCCATCACTAAATGCCTCCTTTCTCCTCCACAGAACCTCGTGAGGTAGTGTAACACCATCGTCAAACGCGCGACGAAGAAGCCACTTTTCAGGCCTCTTTCCTAGAACAGGGCGCAGCCACTCCGTCGGTATAGACCGCGCAACGGCAACAAACTGCCGATCCAAGAAAGGGGTCCGAGGCTCAAGGCCGTGAGAGCTAATACAGCGGTCTGAGCGAAGCACATCAAACATGTGAATCTCCTCCAACAATCTGCTCACCTCCTCTTCATATGCCGAGTTATGCGGCGCCTTATTGAAATACAGATAAGAACCAAAGACCTCATCACTGCCATCACCATTAAAGACAACCTTACATTCTGACTGTATTTTTACCTCTCTCGCGACCAGCCAGTTTCCAACCGAAGCGCGCACGGTCGTCGTGTCAAAGGTCTCAATATCATGAATAACCTTTGGTATAGCGGTAAGGAAATCCTCCTGATCCATAACAATTTCATGGTGATCTGAGCCGATCCACTCTGCTACCTTCTTCGCATACACAAGATCCTGTGAGCCTTGCATCCCGATACTAAAGGTCTTGAGCTTGGGGGCACCTGCGGCTCTGAGTTCTTTTGCAACAAGAGATGCAATCAGACTGCTATCCACGCCACCACTAAGTAGAGCCGCAACCGGTCTCTCCATCATCATGCGCTTCTTCACAGCATCTTCTAGGGCATAGCGAAGAGCCTGGCACGCCACCTCCAGCCCCTTGAAGAGAGGATTCTTCAGAACATGAATCGGATGAAACCGATATGTATACTGAAGAGCAAGTGTCTTCATAGAATAGACCTGGCACGTGCCAGGTATAAAGTGAGCATGTGACTGCGAAAGAGGATACATTGATTTCATCTCGCTCGCAAATAATAGAGTCGAAGCATACACCTGATTTCCCGCAGTTACTGAAAAGCGGTGACCGATGAAGAGGGGTCGCACACCATACGGATCACGACCCACAATCACCTTTTTCTCTAGAGTGTCCACAATCACAATCGCAAAGACGCCATCCAGAAGTCTGAAGAAGGCCTCGGGTCCAGCGCCCTCATCAATTACGATCTTCTGATAGAGGGGTCCCAGCACCTCGCAGTCACTTCCAGATAATGATACAATTCCATACGTCTGGGCCAGCGCCTTCCAGTTATAGATCTCACCATTGCACATCCACCAGAGACGCCCATTTGTCATGGGCTGCATCCCCTCTCTATTCAATCCATTGATCGCCAGACGAGTAAATCCAAGAATACATCCACTCAGATCTACACGAGAAGTTTGTTCAGGTCCTCTGGCCACTAGTTGTTTTATACAGCGGTCTGGGTTATCGATCGCTTCGTTCGTGGCACCTATACAGGCCCAGATACCACACATCTAGTAGATATTCAAGCTGCCAGTTTAAGCGGATACTAAATAGATAGGTAGAATGGAAAAGACAAAATTCGACCGTGTGAAGGAGACAGTGCATCTTCTCAAGCAGCTCCAGGCCAATGGCATCTCAGAGACGAATGGTGCCTATATGGATACGAAGGAGGCACTTGATGCGTGGATTAAAACGGGCGAAGCTGCTGACCATGTCATTCAGTTTCGCACATATGGGCGTGTAGGCCACTTAACTCTGCCTAAGACAGCGGATAGGGCGGCAGAGATGGTGTTGAAGGTAACGTCGTGACTTTATTTTAACGAAGCTTCAGCTTCGTTAAAATAAATGTCCAACGACTAATTTAGTGATAGAACTAATAAATAAGGAAGCTTAAGAGCTTCCTTATTTATTAGTTATCACGTTATCTAAATCTTCTTGAATACCTCGTCAAACGGGTGGAGCTTCCACGCCCCATACAGATAATTATTCGGCAAATGATAAATCTTACATCCTGGATTTAGACCTTCGCCAACTAGAGGGATAACCGTGTAAGTATACCAAGGTGTATAAAGTCCATGAAGACCAATGGCCGCTCTCTCACGAGTTCCATATCCATTAATTAAAGCAGGATTGTAGACTCCGCTATAAATAAAGCGACTAAATTCATTTGCATCATAAATCCAGAAAGCGCAATACGGATTTACATCATTAATAGCATATATTTTTCCATTTATTGTAACTGTTCTTGATAACTTTTGATCAATAGTGCCGTCGGGCGAAGTTGCAATATCAGTTGTATAGTGATTACCCATAGGATCAACCTCAATGCGTAAGAATCCCAAATTATAGTTCTCTGCCATAACAGTATTCTTGTGTTCAAGCCAATAGATTAGAGCTTCCCTTGGAACCAGGATATCATCTTCTACATACATAAAAATATCATAATGATTCTTCTGTGATTCCATGATAGGTCTACATAACCAGGGAAGAAGAAATGGATCCATTCCTTTTAGATCATGAATATAGACAAGTATAGTAACATTCGAAGGTGAATGGAGTCTATCATCTGGAATTGACTTATTTGTATGAATAAAAAGATCAACTTTGTATGGATATCTTGCAGCCTCTTCAATCAAGCGGTTGAGATACTTAAATCTGGTTTCATCATAAAAGAAGGTTATATGTTTACTTATCTTCATCTACTTTACGTGATAACCTTTACAGACGCCTTTCCAACGCGCTTATTGGGCTCTACATACTCCAACCCAAGGAAGTTGAAGATATCCTTTTCAGTGCGCATAGGTGGAGGCGGAGCCGCTGTTCCCGTAGGCACCATGCCGTGCTCATTCATGGTGTAGCCCTTCTCTAGAGCATAGCTGCGAAAGGCCACATTGAAGAGATCGGAACCCGTGAAATAGAGAATCGCATACGGGAACTCGGCCGCAGGAATCATCAGAAGATCGAGGCGGCGTGCCTTTCCCCCTTCGAGCTGACAGATACAGAGACACTTGGTGATACCAAAGGCCAGCACGCCCTTGATATATCCAAGCCTCTGAAGATTCGCAACCGCATTCTTAAAGAGCGTATTCCTCTCGGCCCCCGTCATGGAATCAGGAAGTGTCATGAGAACATCAATATCCCCAGAGCTCTCGGCCCCGCGCCTATAGCTCCCCACGACGGCCATTGTAAAGGCGGAGTCCAGTTCCTCCTGCAGATAAGCCTCGTGCGTCCTCATCTCCTCTCGTGGAATGCGCTCCAGAAAGTCATGATAATAGGTGACACCGAGCTTCTGGGCAGGAGTCAAGGGCTCTAGAGCAAGCTTCTCAAGAGTAGTAACCCCCTTTTCAATGAGGGCCTTTGCCTTTGAGGGTCCAATTCCATAGACATTCAAGAGGAGTTCATAGGCGCCAAAAGCTGGATCGGCCTTCGCCCTCTCTGCAGCCGCAAGCGATCCAGTCTCCACGATCTCATCAATCTTCTTAAGAATCTTAGTACCGAGGCCTGGTAAGTGTTGAACATCCTTCGATGACGCGATCTCGCCAGGGAACGCCGTCAACTGTTGAATAGCCTTCTGGTAGGCTACCGCTTGAAAGTGCCTTTTCTCTGCAAAGTCCATCTTCCGAAGAGTGTCCAGTGCTGTGATGATCGTCTGCTTCATTTTGTATGGGAATACGGATACGGAGGCCTGAGTTCAATTTTTCGGTGTAAAAAAGAGAGGGCAGGATACGGACCTCATAAGAAGTAAATACACCATCTTTTTCAGTTATGCATCGAATTACTAGATTGCCTTCAAGGGGTCTTGGGCTTCGCCAAGCAAAGATCTCTTGAAATGTATTTGCTAAAAAAAGGGTCTTACCCTTTTCAACGAGGAGGAAATACTCACTCATCTAAAAGTGGCGTAGGTTAGAAGGAAGATGGAGAGTGCGCGATCCGCAGTCACAAATGAAGGAGCCCTTTTTGAACTGTTAACAAGGGGAAATAAGGATAAATACTTTTTTCACGACGACAATTCAGCTGTTTCTCCTTTTGATAATCGCTATAACCTTATACCCGCGCAAATTCACGAACGTCGTAGAATTCCTCCTCTGAATGGTGCAGACTTTGGCCGCACATGCGAGTTTGAGTTTGAAGTGGCAGGTGAGATCTTTACTGATCCTACTCTGCTTATTGACCTTCCCACCTGGCTTCCTTCTAGTGTGCAAGCCTCCAAAGTTACAGATCTTTCGGGTGTATCCTATGGATATACAAATGGGATTGCCTTTTTCCTCTTTAGCAAAATCCAGATTTATCTGGATCAGATTCTTCTCCAAGAATTTAGCGGTGATGCTCTCTACGCTGCGACGAGGGCGCGCGGCTCTCTGAACTCCGCATTTTTAGAGAATCTTCAGACGGCGGTGACATCTCCTACAGCGGCCACGATTAGACAAGCTGCCACACCAGGTAGGCTACGGCTCCGTCTTCCTCTTCTTGGCTGTCAGCATTCAGATGATGGGGGTGTTCCGAGTATCGCGGCCAGACAGCAGACCTTCAAGCTCCGTCTAACTCTGCGCAAACTGGAGGATCTTGTGGAGGCGAGTGATTCGAGGGCGAAGCCGACGCCTTGGGCTCTTAGCACCACCTTTACAGACGGAACGGCCCCTTTTCAGACCCTTATACGAACAGAAATAGGGCGGCCGACCATACAATTAGAGACACGTCACACCTATGTGGATCCAGATACTCGCGCAGCCTTAGCAAAGACTCCTCTAGAAATTCCCTATTCGCGCCTCTACGAGAATATCTTTACATTTGGTCCAGCCGACTATAGCCCTCTTCTTAGAGGAGCCATTGCCTCCGCAACGCGTCGTGTTGATGCGACCCATCCAGCGGGCCGTATTTTCTTCTGGTTTTTAAGCATGCAAGATATTCGTGCCAATAAATATTACAAGTATCTGACGGATACAGGTGCGGAGTATTATAATAATGTCTCTCTTCTAATCGCGGGGAGGGACCGTGAGACCCTTTCCCCCCCTTCCGTCTGGAATCGCCTCGAACATTTAGCCAAGGAAGAAAGAGATCCTGGAAAGGGGCTCGGCACAATGAACTGGGAACTTGGTGAACAGAGAGGAAAGAGGCCCCCTTTTGCTAGACAGCCCGAAGGGACAGTGAACTTTACGACGGCGGATCGGCCCACTTTCTATGTAGATTTAGCGGATATTCCTGTTGATCCTGTTACAGGGCAGAAGTCTACTGAGCTCCACGTGGTGGTTGATGCGTGGGCCATGGCTATCTTCGATGCGCAGCGCGGTGGCTTGAAATATGCGAATTAATTTTTATTCTAATAATAGATGGTCTATGATCTATGTATAATAGGGGGTGGCCAAAGTGGCTTGGTCACCCTAAAAACATTCTCAGAAAAAACAGATAATATAATACTTTTGGAAAAATGTAATGGTTGTGTGGGGCTCTTTGCAAATATAAAAGAGAATACTAAATTTAAATGGTCAACGTCAAGATATATGAGCGGATTTAGCGATTTTCCTATGCCAAAAGATGTTCCAGTATGGTTTACAATTAAAGATTACGTTAAATATTTAGAATCATATAAGGAGCATTTCAATTTAGATAAATATATACACTATAATTCGGCAGTAACAAAATGTCATCAAGATGAAAATGAAAACTGGATAGTCGAATATAATACTACAGTCTTAGTTTGTAAAAAACTTATTGTATGTAGCGGATTAAATCAAACAAAAAAATATCCTGATATAATTAAGAATTTTAGCGGAGAAATAATACACACAGATGATGTGTATAGAGAAATGGATAGGAATGATTGGAGTAACAAGTTTACAGGAAAGCGTATTCTATTGCTGGGTGGTGCGGAGTCTGCGTATGATATAGGTCATGTAGTTGTTCAATATGCAGATCAGTTATATTATGCAACAAAGAACTATACAGAATGGTTTCCAAAAGGTGATGAAGAACCAGAAATCAAAGATAGAATTAAAAAGATAGATAATAAATGTTTAAATAATATTTATGGCGGTTTTGTAAATAATCCAACAGATACACAATTACATTATGTAGAATATGCTTTACCAGAACCCATATCGCAGTTTTGGCATGAACACGGTAGAAAAATGCTAAAAATGGATTGTGGAAAGTGTTCACACCAACATACTAAATTATGTAATATGACTGAAACACCTGATAATCTTTTCAAGAAATATGTTGTAAAAAGAACCGAATTTATGTTAGACATATATGAGAATAAGGTTGAACTTATTCAATATCCAGATAAAATAAATGGAACAACTGTTTACACTAAAGAAGAAACAATAGAAAATATAGATATAATTGTGTGCGCATCTGGATATAAGAAGGAGTTTCCATTCTTAGAAGATGCTGTATGGAAGGGCAAGTTAATTAAAAAGATGATACCTGTAAACTATAATAATATTGCCTTCATAGGATATGCTCGTCCTACAATGGGTTCTATCGCCGCAATTGCTGAAATGCAAGGATGGTGGATAGAAAAATATTTTAATGATCCATCATTTACCTATATAAATCGTAAATCTTTATTTAGAACATTAGATCCTCTTAATCTATCAAATGAGCACATTAATACAATTGTAATAGGCTGTTACTATTTGAAAGATTTGGCGAAAGATCTAGGTATTGAACCTAATATGTGGTATCTTTTTATAACAGATTCTGAATTATTCTTTAGGATTTATTCAGGGTCGTGCCACCCAATGATGTATAGAATTCATGGATATAGATCATATAATGGTTCAAGGAAGGTTCTGCTAGATACATATATTCCAAATCAGGAAAGAAGAAAATACGAATGGTTGTATTTTTTATTTCATAATTTGTTACACCTTGCATTTATACTCTTTCTATTCATTCTTGGATTTTTTCTATCTTATATGGTAAATAATAAGAAAACTCGACTCTATAATAGTTTCTTAATTTCTACTATATTAGTTATCATCTTTTATAGATTTTTTTAACGGTATCAGCTTAAATGTTCTACTACTAATTTAGGCAGATGCTCATCCGATTGCTTACCTACAATATTCGCGGCCTCCCCTGGTCCTCTACCGACATTAATGAAGTGGGGAGTTGGCTCATGTCCTCTTCAGGTGCTGACATTATTGCGCTTCAAGAAGTGTTCTCGCAGAAACATAGAACTATTCTTGAAGAGTATGCTACGAGTAAAGGATGGGTAGCTGTGTTCCCTGAGGATTCGTATCTTTTTGGCTCCATTCTACCCAGGATGGAATGTGGCAGTGGCCTCGCCTTTCTTCTCCATCCCAAGTTCTTACAACGAAAACCATCCTCTTTTCATCGGTATTATATGTCGCAGGGCGCCGATCGTTTCGTGACAAAGGGGTATTTCGTTGTGTATTTAGAACTGGATGGGCATGAATTTGAAGTGTTCAATACGCATCTTCAATCGGATATATCAGAATGTGCTTGTATTCGAATTAATTATCCAGCTGCGCGCCATCAACAAGAAAAGGAGCTCTATGAAGCGGCCCATAGTAGTCTTTTCCCACTTGTAATAGGTGATATGAATATGTGTATTTTTAAGAAGTTTGTTCGTCTAGATCTGGCGACACATATAACCTTCCCTCAAACGGAAGAACACTTGGATCACCTCTTATATCTTAGACGTGATACAGAGAGGCTCCAACTCAAATCAGCCATTTATTATCATTCTGTAAAGTTGTCTGATCATATTCCAGTGGAATACATTGTATGGTTTAAAAGAGATGCTATTAACACAAGTATATGATTATCCCTATTTCAAATAAAATACTCGATGAGTTTTCTTTGAAAAATCATCAATATTTACCATCACCTATCTATTACGATCTGAAGTCAGGCGAGCAAGAGTATAGGTTATACTCGTATCTGAGCACTTTTTTTACTAATGTAACAATCCTTGATATTGGAACTCTGAATGGCAGATCCGCGGTTGCATTGTCTCATAACGAGACAAACACTGTCCTCTCGTATGACATTGAGGATCATGTAAAGAATCCCAATCACAGCCTCTATTCTAAGAAGAATATCAGGTTTAATATCAAGAATGTTCTTGAAGATCTTAATGAGGAACTCATCAAGAAGACAAAAATCATTATGATTGATATTGATCATTATGGTTCTGTGGAACGGGAGATCTTGGATAAACTGAAGGAACTTAACTTCAGTGGCCTCATCCTCTTAGATGATATCACGAAGCACCCTGATCCCAAAATAAATCGCTGCATGAAGACTCTATGGGATTCAATCCAGGAGACAAAATATGATTTCACGCAGTATGGGCACTGGTCTGGAACTGGGGTCATTGTGATGAATGATACCATCACCTTTTCCTTTTGTTAATACCCAAAGAGGAGACCCGCACGGCCACCGAAGATACGTAGAACATTATAGGTCTCGGCCCAGACATATACGAGATAGCGAGGGACATCATTCGGATTAATTGAACCGCGATTCGGCTGAAGCTGGAGAGACAGTTCAATATTGAGAATCTTATCAAGATTCGCCTCTCCAGAGGGTAGAGAGGGCGGTGTAAGTCCATTCTGAAAGCCGAAGGGCATCACATAGAAATAGCGATTGACCCACGGGGCCTTTTTCATTTCAAGGCACGGAATAAAGGATCTGAACAGGCTGGGTGAGTCCGTCCAGAATCGTGTGAGAGAGCCCTCATAAGTAAGAGCCAAAGAGCTAATAGGTTCTGATTCTCTCGTGCAGAATCCAGGGCTATACTGACCAAGTCCATATGTATTGAGGCCAGACGCATCAGGCCACCAAGGTATAGAACCACCGCGACTCAGATCGCGTGTAGCCAGGAAAGGCGCATTGTATCGCGCAGCTTCCCAGCGTTGTAAATAGAAGAACAAGTTGCGCGTGGGATTCGGAATCTTGAGCTGAACTTGCGCCCTCGGCACACCGCGTGTATCATAAGGATCAAACGGATAGTGCTGGGGAATAGGGATCTGTATATCGGCGATGCGGAAGCGGTTCGCCTCAGGCTTATCAAGATAGACATACTCGGCCATAAGATACGTGTCACCGAGAGGGAGAAGGGCTGGCATAGAGACACCTTTTAAAGGAATCTGTTGTCCCTCGGCCCCCTCATAATAGAAGAGACTTCCTAGCAAAGGAACATAGGCATCTCCTCCCACACTCGCCGTTGGAAGTGTCGGTGTCTGTTGATGAGAGCTCACATAGACGGAGGCCAGTGGATTAAACTGGATCTTCAGAAGAACCTGATCCGCTTGAATGGCGTCAATGGGTAAATAAGCGCCTGCATCTCCGCAGGAGAACCAGAAGGGAAGAGGAGTTGTTGCTACTGTTACTTCTGAGGATCCGATTGAGCCTGGCTTGAATCCGTTATCGAGGCGCGGCAGAATTGCATTCATTAGAGTCACCTTTTCCATTGGAGTGTAGAATTCGTCGAGCACCTCTAAGAGTTGCCCATCTAGGCGCTCACATCTTGAACCACCTATAGTAATCTCTGCTTGACCTATGAGGGCATGGCCGAGAGAATTTGTCCAGCCGAAGGTGGGACCAAGAAACTTGACTCCTGATGCGTCCGCCGCTGCCTTTGCGCTCACCTGTGGGGTTGCGATATCGGGGAGAGTCGTGACGAGATAGAGGCGAGATAGGAGGTGTCCTTTTCTGGGAATTGTGAGACTACATGCGGTTCCTAGAGAGGGTTTGGTGTCAAAGTCGAGGCGAACAAATTGGGTCGTGAATCGGCCAGCGCGAATGAAGGCCTTTTGGAACATTTGGATCTGTGGCTCTCCTTTTCTTGATAAGAGTCGGCCATCTTGAATTCCACTGTTTAGGGAACGAAGTAGCGAGGCCACCATCTCTCTTCTAACGTGATAACTAATAAATAAGGAAGCTCTTAAGCTTCCTTATTTATTAGTTCTATCACTAAATTAGTCGTATGACATTAATTCTAAGAAAGTCACGACGTCACTTAGGTCTTTTGCTTAGACCATTGAAAAATTGATAAATCCCAGCAAGCAATAGGAATCAATAATGAACTGGTATGGCAAAGAGCATCTGAATCCGAAATATACCAATCAACTGATGAAGAAATGGGGTGCTCCTCCTGGAAATACAGCGGCGCGTTACTATGGTCTCTTTCCTGAGCTCTTTCCTAAGCATCTTCCTGATGATCATCATATCGTTAAATACGATGAGTCCAAGTATCCTACACACCGTGATTACAGTCAATTTAGATCAGCTCCGAGGCTCAAGAAATCTAGTCATATATATGAATGGGAGGACGGATATGGCCCTTGTAATGGCTGTGAAGAGTGTTTATCTGTGAAGAAACACAATGAGGAACGGTCTGCAAACTACTACAGGGATCTTGCGATCTGGCGCGAGACAGGGTCCTGGCCTAAGTAGTGCCTCCCTCTAAACATCAGATGAATGTGGCCAGGTTCCTGGATAAAGGAACTCTGGTTTGGACACTTACGACCTCAGGTTACAAATATCTCACGCTCAATCTGTATAGACATCTTGAAAAAGCAGGCTGCCCTTGGAAATTGGCTATTGTGTGCGCAGATCGTGATTCATATGTTTTTTTTCAAGGTCAGGGCATTTCTTGCCTTCTTTACCCAGTATCGAGTATCGCCCATCCTTCACTCCTTCTCTTTGGGTCAAAGTCTTTTGAGCAAATTAATCTTATCAAGCTTGAAGTTTTAAATGCATTTGCGAATACTCCAGAGATTCAGCGATGTATTTATATGGATGGTGATATTGTAGTGGCCAGAGACTTTGTGCCTGATATTCTTGGACGTTTGGAACAAACTCCTCTTTTATTCCAATGCGATGAGCAAACCACCTGCTCGAACCCGTGCACGAATTGCTGCACGGGTCTAATTGCATGGTCACAAGGTGCAGATCAAGGCATCTTCAAGATGGATAATAAGGCGCTTTGGCTAATCAAGCCTGAAGATCAGGTGTGGGTGAACCGAAAACTGGCGACTATCCCTTACGCAGCCCTTCCTCGTAATCTATATCCAAACGGCACATTTACATCGGCACCTCCTGAGGCCATGTTTCTGATCCACTACAATCACCTAGTTGGAACTACAAAGATTCTGAAGATGAAACGGAATGATCATTGGATCATCCCATATCTCTGAGTCTAAAGTAACGTCATTATATCATATAATGCTGAGCGCAACAAGCTTTTTCGGCGGACTGCTCTGCTTTATTTCTATGGCAGCAGACCCTCTTCTTTTCCTTTTACAGCAAATTGGTATTCGATATTTCATTATCCGCAATGATGAAGATAAGGTAAAGAGCGTATATAAGATACTTGAAAAGAAAACAGTAGCTAGCAAGTTTTCTTTTCAATATGGAAAGATGTATCCATCGGGTATTTTTATAGGCTGGAACTGTATAGGCTATTTAACATCGTGTGATCGTAACTCTGGAGTTTCGGGGGAAATTCATATCTTTACCACGTATTCTTTTTTTAATAAAATCATTGAGGAAAATAAGGTGATTCCATGTTTTGAAGGAAAGCCTTCTGTTGAAAGTCATAGTATAAAAGTATTATCAAAGTCTGGCGGATATTCAAATACATATTATTCATCAAGACTTCTGGAGGTAAGTTCCTTTCTGCCACATGGTGATCAAGAGCCTATTATCAAAGAAATTCTTGATTTGTATGCTAGAAAAAAGAGAGCAACTGTTTTTCTTCACGGTGTCTGCGGGGCTGGAAAGAGCACAATTGGCCTTCTAGTGGCAAAAGAACTCAAGGCCTCTTTCTGTCACACATTTAATCCATTTAGCCCTGGTGATTTTCTACACAGTCTTGTAAGAGATGCAGAGACCGACGCAGATAATCCACTTGTAGTTGTAATCGAAGAGATTAATACTCTGATCAGGGTAATACATGAAAACAAGGGTATTTTACACAAGGATGTAAGAACCCATGTATATAATAAGAGCACATTCAATACTTTCTTGGATGATATGCCCCTTTTTGATAATGTAATTCTTATTTTAACTTCAAATGAGAGCAAAGAGGCACTTGATTCGCTTGATCCCTGTTATCTAAGAAAGGGGCGCATTGATCTCTATTATTCGATGATGAGTCCGTTAGTTCTTGAGGCTACTTAATTTCTAGCCTTTCTACGCGTCTTTCGCTTTCCTCCTTTACCAGGAGATCCAGCAGGAGGAGGGGCGCTATTTTTTGGAAGTAGCTCTCTTAATCTATCCTTTATAATTTCAGTAGCAGGAGGTGGAAGCCAAGCGAATAAAAGATAACGATTGATTGCTTCAATGGCTTCTTTAGTTTTACCATCGTCTATTAGTTTTTTAAAGCCTTGTAATGCAGCTATTTTTTCCTGCAACTCATGTAAAAAACCTATTCTATCGTGACATATAGGAATTGCAAGAGAAGCCTTTATATTTTTAAGTGCAGTGGCATCATTGCCTTCTTTAAATGATTTTATTATTCTTTCTTCAAGAGCCCGAACCTTATCTAATAGTATATCTTCTACCCCCTTTTTTGCTGTAATAGATTCTTTATACATTTCTTCAGGAAGATTATACTTACCAAGTATGTTATATAGAATCAATATTTTTTTATATATTGTATCAGCATTTTTAAAGTCATTTGCTCCTAAATACTTACGCCCCTCTTCTCTTAGCCTTGATATTTCCTCATTAATTTCTTCTTTTTGTATTATAATTTTATTCTCTGTATTTGTAATTTGCGTATTTAGATTTTTTCCTACTCCCAAAGCCTTTGCGCGTTTAAGATAAGACAACGCGGTCACATAGTATTTTTGTTCTAATGCACTAGTTGCACTTGTAATTAAATTATCATATTGTATTACTAGTAGTCTTCTTTTCTTCTCATCTAATAGGGCTAAAATAGGTGCTGAAAGTATTTCATATGTGGATTTCATTTCATTATATTTCTTTTCTATTTTTTCTAATATTTCAGTATCAATTGATATATTTGTTAAAACGGTTAAGATAAAACTCAAGGTAACTAGGCGAAATTTATTACTTGCTATACAAGGCTCCGTTTTTAGCTCATCTGGCCTTACAATATAAGAATCATCAACTGATTTTCCCAATCCCTCATCGCTATCAGGCCCTCCATTTTTTGCATAACAAAACAAGAAATATAAGCAAAATATCGTGCAGTATTCAGCATTAATATAATATTGAGGACAACGTAATCCCTTACCCTCTTTTGTCACGCAATATTTCAAACTTAGGTTGATAATATTAATTCCACTATATGCCATTTTTAAATTGTAATATACTACATTAAGAGCCCATAGATAATTCTTAGTAACATTAACCTCATCTCTACTAGTATAAATTGGATCGTATAATGCACATGTAAGCGTTTCACCATTATACCAAAAAATAGCAGCAACTGTGTGTAACTGTCTAGTGACAGTCCTACTTACAGCAGCTAAAACACACACCTTCTTACCGGTCTTTGCAAGATCCTGGATAGTTGCAAAAAGTTCATTTGGATTCTCCATAGGTTTAATTTGTTCATCAAAATTTCTGTTAAACAATTTTCTGGTATAGCTTGGAACATTAAATTCGCTCATAAATAAAGGCATGATATCTAAGTCTGAAACTCTCAAAACCGCGGGTAGAAAAGTGCACTGATCAGTATCTTCAAATACTTTTGTAAACGATGGATTCGTAGTATTATCATAATAATCTTTTATAGTGTTAGAAAATGTATCAAATTCACTAGTTTGGTATGTAATTTGCTCTTTTCCATTAATTTTAGTAACTCGTTTACATGCTATTGATGCAATGTTTTCATTTGTAACCTTTTCTAATTGTGATTTAATAAATTCATCATTATCAATAAAAATTTTAAGCGGTAAAGATTTCTGCTCAGTATTCCACTTGAGAAGATGATAGTAGCGATACATCTACTAATTCCCCCATATTTTAATCCTCAAAGATAGCGTTGGCCATTCCATTCTGGAATCGTAGCCAATTGATTCCAAGACAAAACACCTTCACTTCCCATTCCACACCTCCTGCGCCTTTGACTTCTAGGACAAGACGCAGGTTTTGCACGCGACTCGCATTCAGAGTTCCACTCGGCTGGTGGGCGCCAGGATGTCTAGCGAAAGGATAGCCGTAAATAAAACTTGTATAAGGAACAACGCCGCCCTTGTGAACCCTCGCGATCAGATCTCTGAAATAGCCTTCATCTGATTGACAGAGGGTGACACCATTGGCCTGAACTTCCGCCGTCACAAGGAGAGGTGCTGGAGCCCTACCACTGACTTCTAACGCATCACTGTAATTTGTCCACTCGTTGTTGAGCCCATCTTTGCGCCTGACAAACCAGACAATCTCTTCCAAAGGATGATTCGCCTCTAGAGGAAGTGCGATACGAATGGTGTCATTTGCGCTATTCTTGGACATAATGTATTTCTGCGGTTCCGTAAAATAAAACGTTTGCACTTCTCTATGCACGATTTCAAAGGGTGCTCTGAGCATGGCTTCGCGCACCTTTCCATCGAGCAGAGAACCAAACGTAACAAGGCGCACCGTTTCCAGAGGAGGCGCAGACAATGATGTCTGGATCTTCACGAGCTGTTCAAAAGGAAAGCTCGTATCAATGAATGTAATAGAAGAGTTGAGGGGGGTGCTGGAGCATGTGGTCCGAGTCCCACCGAGCTGCCGAATACACTCTGCAAAAGGGCGAATTGTAATATGGATTCGCATGGATCCCTCCTTAATGGCGATCATGGGAAGAGCCTCGCGCAGCCTCGTGCGCATGAAAAAGAAGGGGAGAGGGCAATGAATCACCCCATTTTCAGTGGGATAGATGCGACTCGGATCCCAGGTCAGAGGGGTCGCGGTAACACCCATGTCTCCCGCAAGTCCTAGCTGTGTATTGAGATCACAGTAGAGTCGTGAGAACACATTAATGAAGTCACCATCAATCTCTTCAATTGTCTTTCCGTCAATTTCCAGCTCAGCCTTCTGAATGATGGAAGTGCCGAGAGAATTGGCATAGAACCATGCCTCGGCAGGAGTCTCATAGACATAGCGACCCGATTGGATATGAAGTAGAGTAGTTGCATCCAGCCAATGGGCCAACTTGATTTGGAGGGCGGCTCCGAATACCAGATCTCCACAGGGAACGGATCCGATGTCAAAGGTGAATCGTTGACCGAAGGCGGCGGGGCCTCGGAAAGAGAAGTCGGCCGTGAGGGGTGTAGCAGGTATGATGCGCCGTGCAGAATCGCGAGTGAACCATGTGTTATTCGTGTTGAGTGGAAAAAAATCATTGTCTTGTCTATCACGAGGCGTAAGATCCAAGAGTGTTGTAATATCTCCACCAGGTCTCTCCATCTACAGTGTGTTCCTCAGTTTCTTTAGGGCGGAACGCTTGAACGCATTCAAGAGTTTGATAATCTCTGGATCAGATATGGCTAGGCCCTGACTCACAAATCCTGTATCTGTCTTCCTCTGCAGAAAGTCATTGTATCCATATCCAGAGCTAATGGGGCAAAGATAAGGGAGTTGGACGTTATAGGCTTGGTCTATTGCAATATGTTTAAGAAAGACGCGCCGCCCCTTGAAATATCCGAGCATAACTTACAGCTTACTAAAGGGATTGAAAGTCAAATTTTGCTTAACCCTGGCTATCGGACGCAACTTGGCTCCCTACAATGGCGGAGAAGCGCTCGTATTCGATGCCTTGGGCTCTTAGTTGTCGGTCTATTTTGCGAAGTCGTTCGGTGTCTTTATCAAGATTTATTACATAGACCTTATCAACTACACTGTTGACATAGGACATCCCCTATTAATTCTAATTAATATATATAATGAGTTCAACCCAGAGTTCACTTGCGAAGCGTGTTACGAACAACTATGTTGTGATTCCCACGTGGAGTGACGGTGACACATATTCTGGTGTCTACATGATAACGGCAGATGGTGTGGCGCAGTGGGCTTCCGATAATGCGCTTTTCCTCAGTGTTGCTGGAAATACGTATACAACTACGCCTGCTAACTTTTATAATCTGATGATTCACACGGGCAATGGAATCTGGACAGATAAGTATTATAGTCTTCCGGACTATGGATATCTGAATCCTGGCGTCGTATTAACGGATCTCGGTAAGGATATCTATGTTGGTGTTTCTGGCGAGGCCAATATTCTGCATCTCCGTTTAATGCAGACCCCTGGAACTCTGGCCAATTTAGGCAAGGGTGGCTGGGTTGGATATGTGGTTGTAGAAACGAATGCATCCGATATCTTTACGGATAATACGGGTAATACCCTGCCGTGTGTCAGTGTTGCGCGTCTTTAAAATGTCTCCTTAGTAGAATGAACGCGCATCGCTATAACGTCCCAATCTTCGGAATTAAGAATTGGTATAAGAGTGAGATGGAGGCAGTTGGCCACCTGGCGTCCATGGAGGACGCGTATTTACGGCGCATGTATGCGAGCAAAGTCGTGAGTGGCATGAACCATCTCTCTAAGGCTATCGCTGAGAAGGAGGATGATTCTGGCTATGAGCACTGGAAGCGCGATCTTGGCCTCATGAAGAAGGCTGTCTTGGCGGCTAAGGAGCATCTCAAGAAGGACTACGAGGTCTCTGAGAACAATATTTCTTATAAATGGATGAATAAGGGCAAGAATACGACTTCTAAGAATAAGAATAAGAACAAGACAGCTCCTAAGAGCCTGTCGAGCTGGCTAAACGAGGATCCGATTAATGTTGGCGATCTGAATGAGTATGAGAATACTCTAAAGGCTGCCAGTAAGGACGAGAATCTGAATGATGCCAATGAGGTGGAAAATCTGAATGCTACTAATGAGGAGGGGGCTCGTAAGACGCTTCTCGGCGGTAAGCGGAGCAAGCGTAGCACTAAGCATAGCACTAAACGTAGCACTAAGCGTAGTAAGAGAACACGTCGCCGTTAATGCTTGCAACACTTCTTCTTCCTACTAGCCCTCTTCTTTCTAGAGCCACCCACTTTCGGAGGACAATCCACTCGTCCAATCACGGCACAACCAATACGAGCTCCGCTATGACCTGTTGTCTTACTATCTTCTTCTTGACCTAACCCAAGATCATCAGGATCTGCATGCACAATCATGG